AGGTATAGGTGTTGTTATTGGAATCTGTTCCCTCTCTGGATTTTGCCTCCTCATCTCCTTTGGAGAATGTGACCTTTAATCTCCACACATATCTGTATGTATCATCAGAACAAAGCAGGCGGTAACCTACTGCAAAGTATTTTGTTTTCGGCATACCATCATCCATTAAGGCACCGGTTGCCTCATCGTAATCCTTGCCTAATACCATAGATTCCTTATCTAATGGCAGGATAGGCACGATTAGCTCAACGGAATCATCTTCCTCAGATTTGATGATGAAATACGTTTGATTATCATAAGATCTAGATGCCTGCTCTGTAGGTGTGGATTTTTTAATTTCACCTGCAGGCGCAAAATTCTCAACCGCTCCAAACGTAATTTTTTCTGCGGAATCTTCTGTAACTTCGGCAATCACAAGATTATCAAAGCCCATGTATTCAGCATATCTTTCTGTTGCTGCCATGTTTATACTTCCTTTCTATCTAAATAGTAATAATCCATAAACGTGCCATAGTGCCCGGTTTCTTTATCAAAACCTGCATCCATAGGTTCTGCATCTGTAGTAAATCCTGCAGATAGCAGTTTTTTCATAACCTCATTTGCAAACGCATCCAATTTACTGATTTTCCTGCAGTAAGCATTTACCTGCAGATAATATCCGACTGCTGCCGGCTTATTATTGTAATATCTTATAACCGGAGCATCTGCTATACGATAAGTGATGAATTTATCCGGCATATCATTAGGATCTAAAGAGCCCTGCAGCGCTATCTCATAGCCTAAAGGTTCAAGTGCCTCTATTAACTTATCTCTAACGCTCATTTTTCTGCCCTTTCTATAGCTCTTTTTAGAGCCTCTTCTTGTTTTTCTTGAATTTCTTTTTTACTCTTTTTAAGTGCCGGCTTTAATACCGGCGTAGCCTTTTGGTGCGGCCTGCCACGTTCCAGGAAAACCGGCGCAAGGCCGGCCTTTTTATAGTCAAATCCATATTTAATACTGCCTTTTGTGCCGCTCCAGGTTACTTTTGGCTCTAAAATGGATTTTTCTGTTTGTCCTGTAACATAGTGAGGTTTCATCTCTTCATGGAGTGCCTTGTTAATGATTTCTCCGGATTCCAGGAGGGCCTTTTCAGTTTCTTCTCTCACATTTGCACCTAATTGATGCAATGTATCAATATAGGCCTCAAATCCCTTAAAATCTAACGATAATTTAGCCATTATGCACCTCCGGCTCTTTGCACCTTTAAGATCATCAAACGGTTACGCATTTCCACATTTTCCGGAGGCCCTTTGATTTCCCATGTGGATCCATCCTGCTCTAAAATAAGCCTGTCTCCCTTTTGGATATCCGGGCGGTACCAGGTAGTAACAGTTGCCGTTTCGATAATGATATAACGGCCATTGTGTACGGTTTCCGTGCCGCCATAGGATCTGAAATTTACATAGATTAAAGGATCCTTTTCCGCCTCCATGTATTCAAACTCCGGAGCTTTCGCTTTCGTGTCATTTGTAATCCGTTTATACAGGCGCATTGGCGTGGTCATTTTCTCCGGTGCTTTTAACATTTACGCCTCCTTATATTGCAATTCTGCATAACTAGGATAGGAGATGGCGAGCTGCGCCGCCCTCTCCTTAAAATATGGCGATAAATTCACCGTGCCGCTGCCTAAGCTCCACATATCATCCACGCCCCTGGCTATAACGCCTACGGCAGCCTCACTATTTACTGCTATTTCGTGCGCACCTGCATCAATGAGATAATACTTCACATCCTCAATGAGCATCGATATATTACCATCGTTAAAGGTTCCGGTTACGCCTAAAAAGCCCTTTACTTTTTCCAGTAAAGCATCCGTTTCAATTTTAGTTAACGCTGCCATAAGTCACTCCTTAGCCTGCTGCGGCTGTCACTTTCTTGATTCTCAGCCAACCATTATAGGCTGCTACGTTACCGCCTGCGTAAACAGTTCCCTTAAATGCAATCATGCCCTCCTTAAATTTGGTATGTTCACTTTCTTTGATTTCGATATCAGAGAAAATAGGCAGTTCATACATTGCAGGATTTCCGTAAACCATTGTATAAGTAGCTGCAGCTGTAGTGCTATCAGATAACGCATTACATGCGCTGCTAATGATGTATTCTACAGATACGCCACCGTCAGCCTCTTCAATAGTTCCAGTGTTGCCGTTCTTTGTAATCTTGTAAGCCTTTCTGCCATCTTCAAATCTTACATTAGAGAATGCCTGTAAATCCTTTTTAGACAGTACCAGGACACCGCCGCCCTCAACGCTTTCATCTCCGCCGTAACCGAATACGATATTACTCAAAGTGTCTCTGTCGATTGCAGCAATTTCTAAATCACTCTCAGCCGTAATTACATTTGCAGGTGCGTTGTAGATACCGGTTAAAGTATTTGCTGTTCCTGCGCCTGCTACGATCTGCTTTGTGATTTTCTTTCTCAGAGCATTTCTTACTTCTCCGGAGATGTATGTAACATAATCAATGTTAGGCAGTTTCTTGATTTCTTCTGTGATTTCTGCATAGGCCGTAATCTTTGCCTTTGCAATTTCTACATGATCATATTTTGGCTCAAATTCTGTCGCTGCTGCGCCCTCTGCAGTGTAATCACCCTCACCGCCGGAAACTTCAAAACCCTTAGTGTAAGATTCGCCGCCCTGTAAAGGAACATTGTTTACTCTGTCCAGTAAAGAGGAAACCTCATTAAACTTAGGATTTAACTCTCTGCTGTACTTCTTTTCGATAACCAGGCCGGATGTAGTAGCAATGGCTGCTCTCTGTTCTACGTTTGGCATCTTGATAGTTTTACCGGCTCTTAAATCAGCGCCTCTTTTTTCAAGATCTTCCTTTTCGCTTACTTCCTTTTTGGATCTACTCTGAGTTAATGGATTAAATTCTCCGTTTGGATCAGTCTTTGCTCTGCTCTGCAGGTCCGGATCAACCTCTGCATCACTAACCATTCCGGTTAAGTTTTCGATTTCAGCATCCAGGTTGCCTAATACTTCTAACTGTGCAGCTCTTGCCTCTGCATCTGCTGTGCCTGCCATTTCTTCAATCAGCTTAGATCTTGCCTCTTTCTTTTCTTCTAGCATCTTCTTTAATTTTTCTAACATTTCTTTTCCTCCTAGATTCCTAGTTTTGCTCTTGTTTTATATTTAGCTTTCACCTTTTCCTGCTGCGCTCTCTCCAGTGCGCCGGAATCTCCCCCCGGAGATTTCTCTAGGTTCCTCACACTCTCCAGTGTGGTGCGCTCTCTCTCCAGTGAGCTCATAGCCCTGGCATCCAGGTTAGTAGCCTCATAAAATGGGAATGTTGCTGCAGTAACTTCATAAACTTCTTTAATTTTCGTAATAGTTCTCTTTGGTTTATCACTGTCAACATCTTCCCATTTTTCATCCGCAACCTTAAAAATAAAACTCATGCCGCCCATATCTCCACGTTCTACCGCAGAATATAAGGCCGCCGCCTCTGCATTTCTTTCAATATCAAGATCTGCTCTGATAAACAGGCCTCTCTCATCAACCTTTAGCTGCAGAGTGCTGTTTGCGTTATTCTGTCTAGATCTTGCAAGAGGTATCTTCTCAGTTTCATGATTGATGCAGAGAATAACATCTTTGAAAGAGCATCCATCAAATGCACCTCTTGCAATTCTTTCCTCGTAATATCCATAAATATCTGCCGGTGCATCATATACGGCAGCATATCCGCTAATAATGTGATTATTTTCCTCGCCTGTTTCGGCTCTCATTTCCACAAAATAAGCTCTGTGTAATCTATCATTTTTCAATTTTTTCTCCACCTCTTTCCGCTCCGGCTTTATTTAACTGATATTGATTTGCGATATTTACATCGCAATAGTTAAGACTCATATATCTCACATCTCCGCCCTCATATGGAGGGATGCCGAAAATGTTCAATAACTGGTTATTCGTTAGCGCTCCACGGTCAGCCATCAACGTAGCAAAAGCTAGTTTCTGCTCTGTATTTAAGAAAACAAGCTCCTCCGGATATACGCCTATCCTGTTTCCATTGGAGAATTGAAACGGCGTAAATAAAACCTTTTGCATCACCTGTACCAGGGAGATGATTCTAGGCTCCATAGCTTTCTGATAAAATGCCTGGTGCTCTGCAGGTGTTGCGGTACCGTTTAGCATCGGCAGGCTGCATCCCCAATGCCTCAAGATCTTATTATCAATAAATTCAAGTGTATCCTTATCAATCAGCTTTGGATCTGCTTTCATCGGAATATATTCACTCTTTGCATCAATTCCCATGATGGCAGATTCTCCATTTTTCAGAGCTTTTTCAAACTTGCTTACATCTGAATCAATCTTAGATTGATCAATATACTGAGGATATTTCATCATTCCAACAATGTTCAGAGATACCTCAACGCCCTTTTCTACGCCCTGCAATAACTTATCATTGATTTGCACAGTTTTAAGCAAATCATCCAAATCTGCAAGGCCGTACTTATCACCGCCCAGGTATTCATTTTCCGTAAATCTCATACGCCAATGGATTACATTCTCATATGGCAGCGTATAATCATCGCCATTGATAAAGTAGAATTTAATATAGATTCTGTTAGCCGCATCTACCTTTAATTCCACTTTCTTAGGGCTGAGAGGATAAAGCCCCTCAACATCTCTATTTTTAATGGTTCCATCCTGGTTATAAGTGTAGGAGAATACCGGATAAATAAAGCTGTTCATGTTCTTTAACAGGTTATAAAAGATTTTCTCCATAAAATCCGATGTTGTCATAAACTCATTTACGCCATACTCGAACAATCTATTTAGTTTCGAATCCTTTATATTCTCTAAATCGCCTTTTTTAACAATGTGATGCAGCCGCAGCTTTCTAGCCTCATCAGTAATGCACATCATGCACTGCTGCATAATATCGGAGGCGTATACATCATTGCCAAACTGAGAAAATACCGGTGTTTGTCCACTTAGCATCCTCATCTGTTGTAAATTTGAATCGTTATTATTAAATTTCGTTTTGATAGTATCAAACCATCCCACCATCTCACCTCCTAAAATCGGATTTATAACGCTGATATATTGCGTATAAGTCTATCATCATGGCAGCACCATCAATGTGCCTGCTCTTGATATCCTGCACCTTTATTGGCTTTATAAGTCCATCCTTGTCCATATCTACAGCTACATTTGCCAGGCAATATCTATCAACCGGATTATTATTATAATAAACAAGTCTATCTTTCAAATCCGCCTCAAGCAGCATCATAGGATTGCTTAAAACTATACGGCTCTGATCCACTCGCTCCCATGTATCTGTTTCTTTGATTCCGGTACTCCATCCGTAATCATCCATCTTTTTCAAGAAAGATTTAGATAAACGATCATCATATCCACCTTTGAAAAGTTTTATATTGTGCTTTTTCAATACAGTTGTAAAAAACCACTCTGCTACCTTTTCTAGGTCTACCTCATTTCCTTTGTGCACATCTATATAGCCATCTCTCACCCATTCTCTAAAAAGTTCTTGATCTCCGGCAGGCAGTCTCTCAATTTTACCCTCCGGGATGAAATACTGAGATATGATGTATTTAACCGGATCATCCGGCCTCATCATCAATGCACCTACTGCGCAAAGGTCTGTAGTAATAGCCAAATCGGCAGCACCTAAGCACATCATGCCGGAGAATTCCGATATATCAAAACTGCATTCATAGTTATAATCCTGCTCCATGAGCCATGCTGCCGCATTGTTCTGTTTGATGTTGAAATCTTTGGCCAGTGTGTAGATCCTATCCTTTTGGCTGCGCTTTGCCTTGCCTAGTTCTCGTTTTAGGTAATCATATTTTTTCGATATGCCCAGGTTAGGATTTGATTTGTGCCAGGCCGTGCGCCCTGCAGCAATTTCCTCATCTGTAACCTGCCAAATTTCCTCCTCGCTATCCTGCGTGTAAAGCCATACTAATACGGATTCCGTATCTTCATCCTCAACCTCTTTATTTAGGATCTTTCTAGCATCTACAAGTTCACGATCCAAATAGCCATCATTCACAAAGCCCTCTGTGGTAATGTTTATAAACATCGGCTCATCTTTTGTACTCTGTGATTGCTCTATAGGTTTTGCTATATCATTTTCGGCCATTTCATGGCTTTCATCTAAGATAGCAAAATCAATATTACGGCCCTCTTTATTCCTGGTCTTTTGGCTCATTTTGAAAACCTTAGATTTTTTCTTAAGGTATGTGATGCACTTGAGGTTTTTATGTGTCCGTTTTCCTTTCGGATCAAAGGCCTCTCTCATGTTATTGATTTCCTGGTAGATGATATCCGCCTGCATATCGTCATTTGATGAGCAAACAATATCCTCACCTCCGGCTCCTGTCATAAGCTCAGCAAATGCCAGGGCTGCACATAACGTGCTCTTGCCGTTCTTTCTCGCTATTAAGAGAATCGCCTTTTTGAATCTTCTAAATCCAGTATCTTTGATTTTGAAAGAATATAAAACCTCAACAAAGGCCTTTTCCCATAGTTCCAGTTTTAACGGTTTTCCGAAAAACGGCGCTTTTGTCTGTTTGCAAAACCGCTCAATGAAATCAATCTTTTTTCGGCCTGCCGGAATATCGTATATATAACGAGGATTTTCAAGATCCTCAATCAGATTTTCTAAGCATTGGATAAGCTCCTGCCCTGCAATGATTCTGCCGGCCTGGATTTCGTTATAATATTGCAGCAGATAACTATGCGTTATCGGTTTCCCATAAGTCGAATTCATCCTCAACCTCTACACTGCTCTTATAAATAATGCTGTTTAGCATCTTCATAACATTGCAATACGCCTGCAGTAAATCCTTATAGAGCTTACCTGCATCGGTTCTCTTCTGCAGTTCCGGCTTTTCCGGATGCACTCTGTAGAATGGTAGCTTTTCAAGATCCGCAAGCTGTCCCTCCAGGAATAAAGCTTTTTCCATTAACGGCTTATTTAGCTCTTTCTGCTCATCTGATAGGTTCTCAAATAATTTATTTAGCTGTTCCTGTCTGTTCATCAGTTTCACCGCCATCCTCAGCCTCTACAAATTCAGCACGGATATAGCCGGTTTTCTTTTTATAGGTTGCTTTCAACCATTCTCCGGTTTTTTCCTTAATCGTCACGGTTTCGCCTGGCTGCAATACTTTAATAATTTCTGCATCAAAGCTAGGTTTTTTTCTAAAATTCAGTAAGCATTTAACCGTTGCTTTCATCTGTAAATCCCTTTCGTATATTTATAATTTTTCATGTATATTGCTTATTTCTTCCGGATTCTAAAAAGTTTTCCGGAAAATCTCATTTTTTAGGTTTGTGTGAGAAAGGTA